TGCACGCACACCGTGTCATCCTCCCCAAACGGACCGAGGGGAAGACGCTCCTGGTTCACTAGTTTGGCAGCAAGCTTCCATAGCGAGCTACCAGGATAACCGATCTTAACGATGCCGTTGACTAAATGGCACCAATTCGACCGGTCACGAGGGGTCTGCCGCAAGTAGAAAGGTGTAACGTTCACACCCAGATACGAGTCGACACCGCAAGATTCGCGGAAAGGACCGTCCACGTAGGACTTATCCTCGTTAGTGACAAAACCGAGAAACCGCAACAAGCGAAGGAGAGCAGGCACACAAGAAGCATCCACGATGATGTCATCACCATAAACACTCATTGTTGTAGCACCTACAGCCTTGCAAGCTGCTGCGAACACAATGGTCTCGATACAAAACGTAGCACCATTCCCCATAAAGGAGAACTTAGCATAAGTCCCGGTACCGAACGGACCAGTGTACCCCGACGACCGAGTTGACTCCAAGAACTGGAACCAGTCGGAAGGAAACAGCAAAGCTACCGTGTTGTAACTAACGGTGTCGCTTGCCATCTTCAGATCCAGCGTGGCGAGGAGGTTGTTTAGACTCCCCTCTATAGCTAGCATCTGATTTCGGAGTTGGGAGCTCAGATCTATTCCCCAGCGGCGCAAGCGCCGTTTCGCGAACAGGTCAAAGGCGAGCTGAACAGGCAAGGAGCCTGTAGGCTCGCACGCGATTGTACGATGCGTCTTCCAGTTCTTTGTGACGAGAGAAATCCTATTACTCTCGACAGCAACTATCTGTAACCCCTCAGCACCAAACCAGGTACCAAGATGGCGCAATAGCTTGTGTAACAACCGTGGAGCCCTGATTCTCCCTGAGATCTTCAGGAATGGCAGAGCCCGTGGTCGAGACCGATCTTCAGTGGCACCTCCCGTTAAACGGATTGACTCCGGGAGCCTATCCATAAATGCGTGCAAAGGACCAAGCAGATCCGCGATGCAGGATTGCATGCGGGCCACCTCTTGACGTAGATCCGGAGCGAGGCGCTCCGGCTGCGTACCAAAGTGGTCAAGTCGCTTGTTGGTGATCCGGCACAGTCGCTCGCCTCGCTCGAAAGCTTGGCGCGCGGCCTCAGTGCACGAGTCATCATTGGCAAAGTCTGCGTTCTTCTTGAAGAGAGCAGCTAGTTGCCTTTCCACACGACACTCCGCCTCTGTTACTTCAGACGGTGAACGGGAAAATTCCGCTAGACGGTCGTACGCTCGAGAGCGTAAGTAGCCACCCACTCGGGTGACAACGTCATGCGGGAGTGCGGCTTTGTAGTCATCCAAGTATGCCCGAGCGATAGCCCAGGCGACGCTTGCCGAGGTCTTCATATCGATGATCTCCGGTTTGACATTACTGCGTGGCTAGGAGTAAGACCCCCTAGCGGTTACGAGTCAGATGGAGGAAGGCGATGAACAGAATGGCGATCAAGCCAAGAGCTGCACCGCCCGCCTCTACCAGCAAAGGGACTATTGCTGAAGCTTCCACAGACGTGTTTTAAGCGTCCAGGAAAGCTTGACTCGCGACCATATCGGCGAAATCGTCCGAGTTGACGATATCACGCATGACGGCCACAAGGGCCGTCATCTCGTCCGCTTTCCCATTGACGGGGCCGCGGACGGAGATGTCGATGACATTCCTGGCCTCAAGAAGAGTGTCGTTTGCGTCAGTTGCCCCTCCAAGGAAGGTAAGGCTGTTGCGCGCGACGCCCGTGGGCGAGGTTGCTTCCTGCCGCTTCTGCGTGAGCAGACGCGGAGCCGCGATAGTGTGCCCAGGAGTGGACCACTTGCGAACGTTCCCCATGTCGGAGAACTGCTTAAGGACGGTGGTATATGCCGCCATGGTGTATTACCTCTTGGTAATGAATTGGAGAATCACCGCCAGTATGTTGGCCAAGGCCCCCACATAGGTAGTTATCGCCAAGGATGGTTTAGGGTGTACAGGAGTAGGGATTCGCTCCTTCCACTCGAGGTGGTCAGTGCATTGCCCTGTGTGAGTGTAGGCTGCTAGGAAGCCGCCTTTATCCACGCTGATGATCATCGTTTGACGGGTAATGGAAACCTTCCACGATACCGCTGACACATGCTGTTCGAGCAGTGCCAAGGACGACCAGGCCTGGATTGTGTCGCCGATGTTGACAACGTAGTCAACAATCCACGAAAAGGGAATAAGCTCCCAACCCGCGATCAGCGGATTGATAAAGCCTCGTTCCTTTGCGTTACGGAGTGAGGACACCCCGTAAACTACGCCACGGCAACTAACATCGAAGACAGTCGTTTCACGAACTGTGAAGGACTCTCCGTTGTCATAAGGGCCGATGACTCTCTCCACACTTTCCGTAAAGGAGGTAGACTCACCGGACGCACCCTTGAAAACCGGGTGCTCCTTTGCTTTGAGATGCTTGTGTATGTCTTCACAGTCACGCACAAGCTGTTCCCATCCAAATCTATACTGGAGGTACAGACCGGACCACTCGCTAACCACTCGTTTAGCTTGTGAAAGCGACCAGAATCCTCTGGCTGCAAGGACCTTTTGTAGCGCCCAAAGCCGCTTCGCCGACTTAATTGTCTGCGGGAGCAAAGTCAGGGTAGACTTTAACTCAGCAAGCGTTGTCAGGATATCCAATCCATCCCAAAGCTTGCCAGCGGCCTTCATCAACACGGCCTGGGAATCAATCCCAGATTTCTCAATTGCGTATAGGGCGTTTCCGTCCGTAAGCATTCTGACCCCATCAGGATAGGGGCCAGCCGGGCAAGTCGCGGTTCTTTGCGACCAGGATCCGGATTGAGAACACCAGAAGGGTTGCCACGTCAGAGACACATGACCATCACCTTGAAGGTGAGCATCATAACGCTGGTAATAATTCAGCGGCGCAAGGCCGCCTTCCAGCTCAAGTCTCTTACGAATCTTATGCCACCCTGGCGTAAGATCGGCTGTGTACCCACCTCGGCTGTGACGCCTTGGTGTTTCGAAGTACCAGCCTGGGTTTACACATCCATTTGTGGCCGATTCCGTTGACCACCCCGTTATCTTTACGGGTGGAGATGTGTAACTTCTAGTTACGCGCATGTTAATGCTCTTAGCTCCACCGGCTCGCGCCGGTCGGGTTGCAGAGTGCAGAACGGCATATGCCGTCCGAGTCCCCCTCACAATGAGG